TTCGTGCAAAGCTATCCGAATTTTTGCAGTATGAATAATGACTATGCTCTGAATTTCAATCAGATGGATTTCGGCTGGGCTGGTGAGGTATATGCAATGTTCCTGAATCCTGTCAATATCAATTATCATTCCAGTATTATTTTAACTTATCATTCCAGTGCGACAGATACCGGTGAAATTTATCTGGTGGAGAAGATTTCAGGCAGGTCTTATGCGGAACTTGCGCCGATTGTTCACGAGCAGATTGCAAATGGCAGTGCCATTAAACTGAATTTTCAGTGGCTGCAAAGCGGTGATTTCATTTCTGTTTTGTGTGACTGTGACGGTATCAATCCGAGAGGATATTATCTTGTCATCAAGGGCGTTTCAGATAATACGCATCCGGTTGTGAAGTCCATCAAGGTTCTGGGGGGATGAATATGAAGGAGAATATTTGCACAATTATTGGTGTCGTAGGCGGCTTTTTTGCGGCACTGGTCGGCGGGTGGGATTCAGCTCTCACCACGCTGATTATTTTTATGGCAGTTGATTTTTTGACGGGATTTATCACGGCAGCGATGGGGAAATCCAAGCACAGCGATTCCGGCAGACTCAACAGCAAAGCCGGATGGGTGGGGCTTGCAAAAAAATTCTGTGTGGTTCTGATGGTCGTCGTTGCGGTTCGCATTGATATTCTGCTCGGAACGACATATATCCGTGATGCAACCTGCATCGGCTTCTGTGTCAATGAACTTCTGTCCATTGTCGAAAATGCAAGTCTGATGGGGATTCCGTTTCCGGATGCAATCAAAAAGGCAATTGATGTCCTTCAGAAAAAGGCAGGGCGTGCGAACGAGGAGGCAGAAGAAATTCTGACTGAAATGGAGGAAAATAATCATGACAAAGACGTATGATTTCAGCGATAATACGCAGCTTTCACAGCATTTCAATGTGCAGGAATTCAAATGCAAATGCGGTAAGGAGCATGAAATTCTGATTGCAGATGAACTGATTGAAAAGCTCGAAAAACTGTATGATTCTTTGAAATGCTCCAAAATTATCGTAACTTCCGGCTACCGCTGTCCTGCTCATGATAAGGCAGTTGGCGGTACAAGCTCCGGACAGCATACAAAGGGAAATGCGGCAGATATTGTCTGTTACTGTCAGGACGGACAGCCCATCAGTTCAAAGCTGGTCTGCTGCAAGGCACAGGACATCGGTTTCGGCGGTATTGCCAATATTACGATAGCGTACACTTCTACCCATGTTGATGTGAGAACAGGTTATCGCTGGCTTGGCAATGAGGTGGTGAATTATCATACTGTCACCGATGACTTTTATCAGTATTATGGCATTTCTGCGGATACTTCCGCAGACAACAACAAGGAGGGCGATATTATGAACGCAATTTTTGGAATTGATGTATCGAAACACAACGGCACAATCGACTGGAACAGAGTAAAGGCGGCAGGTGTAAAATTTGCGATTCTGCGTGCAGGTTACGGACGTGACATTTCGCAGAAAGATGCGAAATTCGAGGAATATTACAGAGGCGCAAAAGCGACAGGAATTCCCGTGGGTGCTTATTGGTATTCCTATGCAAGCGACCCCGAAGATGCAAAGCGTGAGGCGGCGGCTTGTATTGAGGTCATCAAGGGGAAACAGTTTGAATACCCGATTTTCTTTGACCTCGAAGAGAAATCTCAGTTCAGTCAGGGAAAATCCGCCTGCACTGCAATGGTGAAAAATTTCTGCAATGCCCTTGAAGCGGCTGGATATTGGGCAGGATTGTATATGAGCCGTTCTCCGTTTACAAGTTATATTGATGAAAGCATTCGTTCCCGTTATGCACTCTGGCTTGCGGAATACAACAGCAAACTGAATTATTCCGGCTCTTATGGTATGTGGCAGAACAGTTCAAGCGGAGCAGTGGACGGCATCAGCGGTCGTGTGGATACGGATTATTGCTATATCGATTATCCTGCACAGATTAAATCTGCTGACTTGAACGGCTATACAAAGGCAATTTCTGCACCTGTGGAAACTCCGATTCTGGCAGAGGACAAGACAGAAAATAAATCCGCCGCCGCTGTGATTCAGATTGGCGATGACATCTACAAAGGTACGCTGACAAAAGCGTGAATCTTTCAAAAGGACAGGGAAATTTCTCTGTCCTCTCTTTTTCATACGCATTAAGAAACGGAGGTATGCCATGACGGAAGCACAGAAGCAACGGATTATGGAACTGAGAAAAAAAGGCTGTGTCTTTGCGGATATTGCTAAAGAATTGGGAATTTCAGTAAATTCAGTGAAATCTTTTTACAGGCGGCACACCTGCACAACTCCGGCAGAAACACCTCACAGCGAAAATTTATGCAAACGATGCGGAGCAGAACTTGTCAACACTCCCGGACACCGGCAGAAAACATTCTGTTCTCCAGTTTGTCGGCAAAAATACTGGCTGGAACACGGTGAACAGATGCAGCATAATTCTCTTGTCACAATCAGTTGTCCTGTCTGCGGCAGGGCATTTTCTGATTACAAGGGGCATCACAGAAAATACTGCTCTCATGCCTGCTATATCAGCCACAGATACGGAGGCGCAGCTTATGAATCAGAATGATTTCAAGTATCATGTTACGATGAGCCTTGTGCGGAAAATGGTGGAAAAAGGCTTGCTGACTGCCGATGAATACGCTGTAATTGATACAAAGATGAGGGAGAAATACCGCCCGAAAATCGGCACATTATTTATTGAAAAACCGTTGACTAATCCGCCGTGATACGGTAATATGGTAGCTGAAAGGAGGTCTGCTTTATGGCAGAAAACAAGCCTAAAATTACGAAAATCGAACCGAAAATTCCCGCTCTTCCGAAACGGAAAAGAGTCGCTGCCTATGCCCGTGTTTCAATGGAAACTGACCGCCTGATGCACTCCTTATCCGCACAGGTCAGCTATTACAGTGAACTGATTCAGAAAAATCCTGAATGGGAATATGCCGGAGTCTATGCAGACAATGCAGTTTCCGGAACAGAAATTTCCAGCCGGCAGGAGTTTAAAAGACTGATTGCTGACTGTGACAGGGGGCTTATCGACATTGTGCTGGTAAAAAGCATCTCACGCTTTGCAAGAAATACCGTTGACCTGCTCCGGACAGTACGCCATCTGAAAGAACTCGGCATTGAAGTACGTTTTGAAAAGGAGCATATCAGCTCATTTTCGGACGGCGGAGAACTGATGCTTACCCTCCTTGCAGGTTTCGCACAGGAAGAATCCCGTTCCATCTCCGAAAACTGCAAATGGGGTATCCGCAAACGCTATGAAAACGGTCAGCCGAGAAACTGCATCTGCTACGGCTATCAAATCGTTGACGGAAAATTTGAAATTGTACCGGAGGAAGCAGAAGTAATCCGCCAGATTTTTGAATGGTATCTTGCGGGCGATTCCTGTTACATCATTTGCAGGAAACTGAATGAATCCGGTACAAAATCCTATTATGGGAAAAAGTTCACAGGGACAGTATTAAGCTATATTCTCCGTCAGGAGAAGTACACCGGAAATGTGCTGCTGCAAAAGTATTATACTGAGAGCCATGTATCGCATAAAGAGCGAAAAAATCACGGTGAACTGCCTATGTATCTTGTGCAGGATTCTCATCCTGCAATTATCTCACGGGAAACTTTTGATGCAGTGCAGCAGGAGATTGCAAGGCGGTACGGTGTTCCGATTGTGAACGGCGTCGCTGCAAAAGATACCTATATGCATCATCCAAAAGACGGAAAAAAGCCGAAATCGTCATATCCACGGAGAAAAGCATTCTGGTCTGAAGAACAGCGTGCAGAACACGCTGAGGTCTACAAATCTAGAGAGACTTTCAAATATTTCAAGTATGATTTATCACTATTCATCAAGTGTGAAAGATGCGGACAGAACCTGACATCGAAAATAAGACATTATGCAGACGGAACTGATGAATTATGGTGGGAGTGTTTCAAGCACCACAGAGTATCGTCTGATACAGCAAGACCGAAAAATATTCAGGACGAAGCCCTGAAAAAACAAATTGCCGCCGTACTGGATATTCCTGAATTTGATGTGGAAATCATGGAACAGAAACTGACACATATTTCAATTCTTGGCGATATGCTGACGTTTCATTTCCGTGACGGTCACAGCGTAACACAGCAGTATATCCCAAGCAAGCGAAAATACCGCAGAAAGGAAGAAAAATGAGTACAGTAACCAAAATTCCTGCATCCATCAGCCGGTATACCGCCGCCCCGATTGATACTCCCATTAAAAGAAAAGTGGCTGCTTACGCAAGAGTATCCACAGATTCAGAAGAACAGCTCACATCTTATGAAGCACAGGTCAGCTATTATACGGACTACATTCAGAAACATGATGACTGGGAATTTGTCAGGGTATATGCTGACGAGGGTCTGAGCGGCTGTTCCACGGCAAAGCGTGAGGGGTTCAAACAAATGGTTGCAGATGCTCTTGCCGGACGCTTCGATCTTATCATCACAAAAAGTGTGAGCAGGTTCGCAAGAAATACCGTTGACAGCCTGTCCACAATCCGTGAACTGAAAGAGCATCATGTGGAATGCTACTTTGAAAAAGAAAATATCTGGACATTTGACGGACGCGGAGAATTGTTAATCTCCATTATGTCGAGCCTCGCACAGGAAGAATCCCGTTCCATTTCTGAAAATGTAATATGGGGACAGCGGAAGCGCATGGCGGACGGAAAGCCGAATGTTCCGTTCGGACGTTTTCTTGGGTATGACAGAGGACCCGGCGGAAAAATGGTCATCAATGAGGCAGAAGCAGAAACCGTGCGGAAAATTTACAGCCTGTTCCTGACAGGGCTGACACCGCATACGATTGCCAAAAAGCTGACAGAACAAGGCATCCGGACACCTGCCGGAAAAGAAAAATGGCACAGCAGTACCGTAAAAAGCATTCTGACCAATGAGAAATATAAAGGTGATGCCCTCCTGCAAAAGACCTATACTGCTGATTATCTGACAAAAAAGCAGAAAATCAATCACGGTGAAATCCCTATGTACTATGTGGAGGGCAGTCATGAAGGCATCGTCACTCCGGAAGTGTTTGATGCGGTACAAACTGAGATGGAGAGACGGCAGTCAAGAAAAAGCCGGTACAGCGGTGTGGATATTCTTGCTTCAAAGCTTATCTGCGGAGAATGCGGATGCTTTTACAGTCCGAAAGTCTGGCATTCCACTGACCGGTACAAAAGGATTGTTTATCAGTGCAGTCATAAATACAAAGACGGAAAACGCTGTGAGACTCCGCATCTGACTGCTGATGAAATCAAGCACACTTTCATTCAGGCAGTCAATGATATGCTTCAGAATAAAGCGGAAATCACAGCGAATCTGCGTGAGAGCATTGCGGAAGTATCTGATGTAACTATGCTGGAGAAAGAGCGTGATAAATTCAAAGAAGAAACAATACTGTATACTGAGAGAGTGGAAAACTGTATCAGGGAGAATGCACAGACTGCACAGAATCAGCAGGAATATCAGCAGCGGTATGAAGCACTTGTCGACTGCTATGAAACAGCAAAAAGCAAATTTGAGCTGCTTGAAAAAGAGATTGCAGAAAGGCATACAAGAGTACAGGCGATGGAGGAATTTATCGCAAATATCAATAAACAGAATCCATTGTCCGAATTTGATGAAACGATCTGGGGAACACTGCTTGAATCTATTACAGTTTACAGCAAAAAGGATATGAAAGTAAAATTTAAGGATTGAACACGTTATTTCTGCGGCACTCTGCTTTTTTTGGCGGAGTGCCGATTTTTTTGTATGTACATAGCTTTC